TTCTATAGGCAGAATACAGATTGTGTATTTGTGGTTGTGATGTTGCAAGTTGTAATTCTGTTTGTGCTAATGTTACTCTTTGTGCCATTGAAAAAATGTTTGGATCTGCAACAGGAAGTATGTCAACTCTGTCATCAAAATCCATTTGTTTTATTTCTCTATTAGCACCAACTACATCGTAAGGATAAACTGGTGGTAAATAAGTTTTAAAAACTTTAGAAAGTAATTTAAATTCTGTTCTCATTGCAGAGTATAATCTTTTGTGAATTGCAGACATAACTTTAGAACCACGTTCTAGTAATGCAACTGTAGTTCCAACTGCAGCTTGTTGATTACCATCACCGACCTGCATATCAGCAATCGCTGCAAATCTTTGACCAGCTCCTACTACAACACCCATTAATTGTAATAATGTTGGAGAAGGTTCTTTGTATGGTAAAGGCATAAATGCATCTCTAAGATTACCACCTGGTGCATCTACATCTCTGAATTCACCTGGTTGTAATGGTGATGCCTCATCTCTAACTCTAATACCTCTTTGTTTAAATCCTGCTGGCAAATTTGATAATGTTCCTGCATCTAATAATTGACGGAGAGCAGCCGTTGCGGTTCTACTCAATCCGCCAATCATGTGAATTAATCCAAAGCCATAAAATCCTAGACCCGGTAAGAATTTGAAATGAACAAAATAATGGATCTTATTTCTCTTTGGATCAGTTGGTTCATAATTACGTCTAATAGATAAAACTTTTTGACTCGACTCTTCGACTGTAACTATGTAAGGTAATTTAATTCCAGTAGGGTTTAATTCATCATCTTTATCTTCAAAACCTTCTAAATCTAAATTAACATGACATTCTAACAAAGTATAAATATCTTCTTGTTTACCTGTTTTTTTAGTTCCAGAAAGTTCTCTTTCTTTTTTTGTTAACTCGTCATTGTTATCGACACCTGGAGGTCCTAATTCTACATCAGAGTAAAAACCACCTACTTGTTGTTTTCTTAAATCGTTTTCAGAAATTTTGATTGTATGGATAATTGATTCCGCATCGTCTAATGAGGTAGCCGTGTACGGAACAATTAAATCCTCGGCAGGTATAAATTTACTTACTGCCCTTCCCAATAAATCATCGTAATAAACTTTTTTAAATGTAGAACCTGCAAGTGGTAGATGAAATAACATCTGATCAAACTCTGGTTCATACTCTTCCATTTTTTCCATTAGCTCGTAGTTCATGTAATTTTTTACACGTTGTGACTGAGCTTCTTTTGCTGGATCGGGTTTACCGACGACTTGAGTTCTAACAGGTCCTTCTGCTGGTAATAATTCTTTGTAAGCTCCAGCTTGAAACTGTGTAACAGCTTCCGCAAGAACTGGGTGAGTTGCACCACTAGCTCCTTGAAAAGGTTCTGTTCTGTTTTCGTATTTGAATCCTAAAAGATCTAAACCTTGTATGTAAGATTGTTCCCAATCTTTTCTTGATGTTTTATATTCTTTGTAATTACCAACTAATTCTAAACCAATTGGTTTTAAAACATCATCTGGTAATAATTCTGCTAAGTTATCAAAATGGCTTGGTTGGCCTTCAATATTTACTTTACTTGGATCAAAGTTAACTTCAACGCTTCCATCGTCATTAGGTGTGACCTCGACTCCAGGATCTTGAGCCTCTACGGCTTTTTCCTGTTCGATTTCTATTTCTTCTTGAGGATCAACCTCTATCGATGTTTTTACGTTTGGTAACGATTTGTCTATATCTGCCATTTATATTCTCCGGGTTTGTTATCTTAACCTGTTTTAGAGGAACATTCAACCCCTGTGGATTGGGTCCTCTTTTAGGTGGTACTGTTCTAGTTAGCTTTTTCATTTTTAATAAATTCTAATATTTCTTCAATATCGATGCCTTCTTCATAATTAGGCTCATTAAACTCATCTTTGTAAATTCTTGAATTAGTTTCAGTTACCTCTTCGTATGAATCTGCCGGTTTACTTTTTGTAGTCTCATCAGCTCTACCGGGTGTGTATTCTAATATTTCTCTATTAGTAACCATATCTTTTTCTGTACCAATTTTTTCAATTCTAATTTCTCCTGTAGCAATATCTTCATATAAATCGTATCCATTATATGAATATACATTTTCTAAATTTTTAGTAGCATTTCCTTTTGTAACATCAAAACCTTTCTTTTTAATTATCTCGGCTAATTGAAAAAAATATGGTGGCACACCTGCAGGGGCTGCCGCTGCTTTTTCTACAACTTTAGCAGTCTGTGCTATCTCATCACCAAAGCCTAACATCTTTGCTAAGATTACAGTTGCACCTGCACCTGTTGCCTGTAAAAATTCTCGTCTGTTCATGCCTTGTGTTTCTAATACTTCGTCAATCTCTTTTACCAATATTTCTTTAGTAACATTATCTGCCGGTAGGTTTCTTGATTTTGCATATGCTCTTAATAATTTAAGACCCGGGAATATCGGAGCAGTGACCTCGGCCCCAAGACCCATCGTGTCTGCAAAAACTTTTGGACCAACAGTTGATCCTCGATCTATTTGTTTTTGTTCTTCTTTTTTAATTAAAGAATCAAGACCAACTTTTTTCTCTAATGATGTTGGAGTTATGTTTTCTAAAAACTCTGAGAATATTCCTGTGCCTTTAATATTCGATGGCAATACATCTGTGTAGTCTTGCACATAATTATTACCAGTCTCTTTAATTTTAAAAGGACCTTTTTGTATTGCATCAGCTATTAGTTTTCCTGTTGCAGGAAGAACTCTTGCACCAAATTCGCCAATACGAAGACCAGATCTAACTAACACATCTGCATAGTATGGATAGTTTCTTGGATCAATAATATCATTAAAGACTTCTATTGGATTTTTGGTTTCTTTGTATGTTGATAACTGTGGAAGTTCCGCATCTTCGTTTGTTAAAAAATATTCTAGCTGTGTTGCAAAATCTACATCGGCTCCTGCTGCACCACCATTACTAAAGTCAACTCTTGGTAGTGGAGTAATCTCAACACCACCACCGGATGCTTTTTTTATTTTTCCCATACTAATTTTTTTACTAGACAGTTCCTCAACAAGAGATTTTATGTCTTCTTTAGGGACTTTAGCTTCTTCATAAAAATATTGTAAATAATCAATCATTTGATTTTTCATATTTTCTATGTAAAGTTCTTTTTGTCCTTTTGTTAAATCATCAAAAGTTTTAGCTTCAGGATTTATTTCTAAAATTCTTCCAACAGAAACAGATGGATCTATATTGGACATGTCTATGTTTAATATACCACTTTGATATGTTTTACTGTTTTCTGGTAAAGTTAATTTAAAATCTGGAATTCTATTTTTTTGATCTGTTATAAATTTATTTTCTTTTTCAATTTGTAATATTTCTTCTCTAGGTTTTTCATTTAATTTATTTAATTCACTAACTAAAATAATTAATTCATTATCCTTTTCTTTAGTTCTTTTTTTACCTATAAATGATTCTATCTTAGCTAAAATAGGTTGTCTTTTTTGTTCAACTGCTGTTTCTATTTGTCCATATTTTTGAAGAACATCTTTATTTAACCTAGGGTCTTGATACACATGAGTTGAAATGTCATTTGCATTTGAATTTTTATATAGTTTTTTAAATTTAAGTTGATTTGTTATGGCTTCAGCATGACCAATTTCTTCACCTGCATTTTTAATAAATTGATCACCTAAAATATTTTTACTTGTTTCATTAATAGAAGACATTACTCTTTTTCTAGTATTAAAAAGACCTATATCTTTTTGTTCAAATTCTCTTCTTACTTTATCTTGTACCCTACCTGTACCTGCTATTGGTTTTGATAAATTATATTTAGTTAATGCGTTTAGTGTTTCGTCTAAAGGATACAAAATTTCTTTACCAAAACCTTTTTTTGTTTCTACATTAAATTTTTTCTTAGCAGCTCTTAGTTTAGTTTGAAAAAAATCTTGCTCCCCTTTATCTGGAAGGTTAACACCCGCTATTTCTGCAAGGTCTTTGTAGTTAAAAAACTTATTTTTGTTTTTATCATAGTCAACAAATCTTTCTTTTGTTCTATCAATTAAATAAGTTTCATTTCCTTTTATATTATTTGTTAAATCAGGTACTGAAAGTTTATCTTTATCTTGTTTTAAAAATATATTTTGAAAAGTTTTATTTCCAGCTCTGTCTTGATTTATTCCGTGTTTTTTTAAAAGAGAATTAATTCTAACCCTTTCTATTTGTAAATCATTTGCTAACGCTTGTGAATTTCCTCCATATTGATTATCAATTAAATCTTTAACAGTATCTGCAAATTTTTTATTTCTAATCTTATCTAGTTTTTTTGCTCTCTCTGGTCCCCCTGGTCCAGTTGTTTCATATAATTCTATAACCTTATCAAATTTCTTTTTAACATTTTCTACTTTTTTATTTTCAAAAATAATTGGACCTTGAGCGATTGGTATTGTTCCACCAGTGCTCGTAGGAATGTCTATTTTTTCTCCTTCTCCAAAACCAGGTAGTCTAGGCACAGGTTTATCTTCTATAGGCAATGTTTCCGTTGTTTCTATTTTTGGTGGAGGAGTACCTTTTAATCTTTCTTTTTCTAAATCTTGTATTTTTTTTCTCTCTCTTTCCATCTCATCTGCATCAGGTGCAATGTAACCAGGAAGATTTATACCAAACGATAAAGCAGCAGCTTTAAATCTTGGGTCATTTAATATTTCTGGATTATCTTTTATATGATTAGTAACTCTGTCTCCTAAAATTTTAGCACCCCCTGCTGTAGAAAGTCCAAACAATGTTGCCAGTCCATAAGATGCAGGATAAGATAATGCTGATGCGAAAGGCACTGCAAGACCTGCAGCTACAAAGTTTTGTCTAATGCTACCACCCTCTGCTCTGTTGTCTCGAATAAATCTATTAATCGCTTCTCTATCTAAAACCTCTTGTCTTGGCGGAGGAATTGGTGCTTCGCTTGCTCTGAACACACCAGGTATGTCTAGAAGTTTTTGAAACTCATCATCGTTCAACGCAAGTTTGTTACCAAAACTTTTGTCTTCGTCATCAATTAACGTGTTGTTTATTGGATCAAATACGTAAGCCAACTATGCCTCCTTGTGCGTTTGGTTCTTTGTCTGTAACATCAAAATCAGAAAGTTCAATCTGTTGTCCAAAATCTTTATCAATATATTCTTGCAATACTTTTTGTTGTTCTTCTGGAGAAAGCGCAAGTATTTTTTCTACCTCTTCATCACTTACATTAAAGTCTTTTTGAAATTGTTCTTTGTTTAATTTAAAACTTTTAGTAGGTTTTAATCTTGCAAAATCTAAAGTGTCATCATCGTAGACAGTTATCTTTTGATCATCGGGCAAATCGCCACCTAATTCTTTAAATACATTTTCGTTCTTAGCAAGATCTGGGTTAACTTCTAATTCTTTTATAAAATTTGGAAAATTTGCTTGAACGTATTCATCATCTGGGTTTTCTTTAATTGTATTTCTTAAACGTTGAATTAAATACTCTGCTTTAGTAAATTGACCTTTGCCTGCTTTAACAGGCATAAGTTCATCTCTTTTATAAGATTCTTTAACTTGTGTCCCACCCATTATTGGTTCATTAGGATCTAGAACATTTCCTTCCATGTCTCGAACATTACTTGGTTTTTTACCATCTTCGATAATACCTTTTTCTAATTTATTCTTTTCACCTGAAACACGTCTTAAGACTCCAAGGTTGTAGAAGATATTATCCTTCTGTGCCGTTGATAATCTGATATCAGGGTTTGCTTTTAAAAATTCTACGGTTTTGTTAAACTCACTTGTAAGACTTTGTTCATAATCAGATATAAGGTTAAATCTTTTATCCCTACCTACATTACCGATTGAGAATGGTTCAAATCTACTAGCATCTGTTAGTCTAGAGTTTACAATCATAAGACTACCTTTTTGTTCTTTAGATAATGTTTTACCTAAAAACTCTACACCTTCTGCTGTATCTGCAATACCACCCTTTGGTCTAGGCTTTTGAGACATTAATTCTTGTAATAATTTTATTATATCGTCCATTAATAGTACACTCTCTTACGTTTAACCTTTTCTTCTTCAACATAGTCCTCTGGGTGTTGTAAGAAGCCGCCCTGCCTGAATCGCATGAGTGCCTGTGTAGTTGAATCGACCAGGTCATCATGATCGCCATAGGGAAATGCTGCGCATTCCTCAATGACCTCATCCGCAAACTTTTGTTCGGGTGCCCATATCATACCAGATTCAAACAAAGGTGCAACAGAATTGACCCGAGCATGCTTGTCGTTTCCTTTAGATGGTGTAAAGTTTGCAACTGGTATATCCATCTTACGAAGTTCATAAGTTAGTGGCAGACCACTAGCTTTAGCTTCAACTATAACAGACTCTGGTTTCCAATACTCATATTGTTCAAGGGCCAAGCGCCTTAGTTCTGGGAACTCGTACCGTCCTTTGATTGCATCAAGTAGTATAAGATTAGCACCTGAATCTTCATCAGGATAAAATACTCCCCATGTAGTAATCGCCGAGTAGTCCGCTGTCTCTTTTTTTAAAAATGCGGTGTCATATGATTGTATGACATGATAGACGGTTGGGATCTCTTCACCCTTATACGTTCGCCACCACTCACGTTTTAATATTGCACCTTCTTCTGCAGTTGGATTCTGCATCCACTGTGCATTCCATTTGCCCGTGGGCAGTGTTGCTTGGACCTTCTCTAACTCATCTAACTTCCAATACTCAGGCCACACTGGTTTAGCGCTCGATGATCCGTGGTCCATGATTGCTGGAAACTCGACCACGTCCCACTGATCAGCTTTCGCTTCTTTTTGATTCTGTATCAGTTTACCTGTCAAATCTTTATTACTCCATCTAGTCATAACTAAAATAATTTTACCACCAGGTTGTAAACGTTGACGAGGACCTGACGTGTACCAGTCATAAGCAGATTCCAATGCTGTTGGACTCAGTGCATCTTGCTCTGAATGTGGATCATCAATTATTAAAAGATCGGCACCCCGTCCGGTGATGGCACCGCCGACACCTGCTGCGAAGTATTCACCACCTTGTGCCGTTTCCCACCTACCAGCGGCTTTACTGTCTTCTTGTAGAGTTGTTTTAAAAATTTTTGCATAG